ATATTCCACACCTATAATACTCAGCGCTACAGCGAGTCTTGTGTGGGTGAATTCAGGTAGTTCAGGCGATACATTCATTATATTGTCATCACCATATGTTCTAAGAGTTACATATTTTTTGAAATCACTAAGAGGTTTCTTTACAATTATTTTAAATCCATATCGTACGTATAGACTATTTACAACACAGTTAATGATAACTGTCAACGGATTACCTGAAGGGTTACCTTGGACCTCCATGAGATCACCATTGAAATCTGAGTTTCCCCAAACGCAATCATAAGCTATACACCACATAACATTAAGATCTTCTTCAGTGTATCCTGCAGCTTCCGCAATCTTAATTAATATCCAAAAAGCAGCTAATATAAAAGTAGCAACCATTCGTTTATCAAATTTACCGTAGTCGCCTGCAATGATTCTTTCAATACCATGCTTAATCAACTCGTGGTACAACTCATCCCAATCTGTAGACTGTGCAACAATACCTACCATAGCTTCGAAAACATGGGGGTTATTTTGTATTAATCTAATCAGAGAAAGGAAATATTGTCTAACCACTAGATTCCACGCAAATTCTGAAGTACTAAAAATTCGAGTTTTACCTTGTGCAATTTTGCCCCATGGTTTCGGTTCATCTTTAGGATGGTTACAAAACTGGGGATGATATCTTCTTCTTTCTTTATAACATCTAAGAATTTCATGGTATCTTTCCTTAATTAAAGGATCGACACTAGATATCTTATTATCAGGTCCAAAAGTTAAGAAATTCTTCTTACTCTTTTTGAATGGATTACCAGCACTAGTACTGCAATTAACACTATCAACATATGTAATACCATCCATGCCATTCAAAGCTACTTCTAAAGGATATACATGAACATTTTTTAATTGATCACCTATCCCTTTCAAGACATCATTAAGATAAGCCTGTTTACACTCGTCAACAGCACTATTATAGTAAGTATGCTTGTGATTTGTCATGTCCTTAAGTGCTAAATGCCAGGGTTTCCAAGACATATCAGGTGGTCCACATATTTCCTTGTAGCCACGTTTAACCATACTGTCACATATGGCTGTCCGCACTACTTTAGATTTATGTTTAGGTCTATAACCCGTAAAACTACCCATGACTTCAGCTGTTCCATTTTCTATCCATCGAAATGTAGACTTATGATGCAAATCTGTCAGATTTCTTTCGTAACCCGGAGCACTTATGGGCAAACTACCCACTTCAACCTGGGGATCATATTTTTT